GATCAAGTGTTTAGCTGGCCGTCAGGCGAACGCACGCGCTCTCTTGGCCCGACAGGCGACTTTGTGGGTGAACGCCCTGTATTGCTGGATGACGCGACTTACTTTCGCGATCCACAGACTAACGTCTCTTACGGTATTAAATTTATCAATCAGCAACAGTATGATGGTATTGCGGTTAAGACCGTAACGTCTACTTATCCACAAGTCATGTTCACCAACATGACTTATCCAAATATTGAGATGGTCATCTATCCAGTGCCTCTGCGGTTGCTGGAGTGGCATTTCATTTCTGTTGAACGACTGACGCAGCCTGCGACGCTGGCGACAGCGATCCTTTTCCCGCCAGGCTATTTGCGAGCTTTCCGATACAATCTAGCTTGTGAGCTTGCGCCTGAGTTCGGCGTTGAGCCGTCACCTACGGTCAGCCGCATCGCTATGTATAGCAAACGTGATCTGAAGCGCATCAATAACCCCGACGACATCATGGCTCTGCCTTACAGCATCGTCGGCACACGTCAGCGCTATAACATCTACGCGGGCAACTACTGATGAAGACGCCGATCTTAGGCAGCTCGTATGTAACCAGAAGCCCAAACGCGGCGGACAGCCGCATGGTCAACCTTTTCCCAGAGGTCATACCAGAGGGCGGCAAAGAGGCTGCATGGTTACAGCGCGCGCCAGGACTGCGTTATCTTCAGGCTTTAGGGCAAGGGCCGGTGCGCGGTCTGTGGACATTTACAAGTGATACAATAGATCCTGCCGCAGGCGAATCAGCTACAACGACATATGGCTACGCGGTGTCCGCAACGACACTTTACCGCATTGATTCGGATTGGAATTATACCGCGCTAGGAACAATCGCTGGTTCCGATAACGTCAATATGACGGATAACGGACGGCAAATGTTTATTGCTGCCGGAACAAACGGATACATTTATAATAGCACATATAAAGAACTTTCTTTTAACACAACAAACGCAAGCACGACCGTATCTGGCGGCGATACAACTTATGTTTATCCTGGTCAGCCTGTTTCAGGCACAGGTATTCCATCCGGCGCTACGGTTGCCAGCGTAACAAACGCTACGACCTTTGTGTTGTCCGCCGCTGCTACTGCAACTAACACTGGCGTCACGCTGACGTTTACGCCTTTTCTGACGCAACTTACTTCGCCTTTTGCGGGCGCTGTTGGGTGCGGGTTTCTTGATGGTTGGTTCGTATTTAACCAACCAAACAGTCAAATCTTTTGGGTTATGGATTCAACGGGAACCACAGTCGATCCGCTATACTTTGCCAGCGCAGAAGGTTCGCCTGACAATCTTGTTACACTGATCGTTGACCACCGCGAAGTCTGGCTATTTGGCACTAACTCTGTTGAGGTCTGGTATGACGCCGGACTGCCAGATTTTCCTCTAGCGCGTATTCAAGGCGCGTTTAACGAAATCGGCTGTCTTGCTCCTTATTCAGTCGCCAAGCTCGACAACGGCTTGTTTTGGCTTGGCACAGACGCGCGCGGTAATGGTATCGTTTACCGGTCAAAAGGCTACTCAGGCGAGCGCGTTTCAACCCACGCGGTCGAATGGCAGATTCAACAATACTCAACACTTGCTGATGCTGTTGGCTATACATACCAGCAAGACGGTCATAGTTTCTACGTTCTTAATTTCCCTAACGCCGACACGACATGGGTTTATGACGTGGCGACTGGCGCATGGCATGAGCGCGCCGGATGGGAGAATAACGCATTTACCCGCACTCGCGGTAATTGCCAAATGAACTTCAACAATGAGATCGTCATTGGCGACTACCGCACAGGCGAGATCTTTGCTTATGATCCAACGGTTTATTCTGAGGCCGGAGCAACGCAAAAATGGCTGCGCTCATGGCGCGCATTGCCAACAGGCCAGAACGATTTAAACCGCACAGCGCAACATAGTCTTCAGCTTGATTGTCAAGCGGGTGTGGGTCTTCCAGGCTACAGTCAAGCCGAGGTCAACGAGATAATTTACATCTACGACCGTGCACACGACTATATTCTCGACCGCGCTGGGTCTGCTTTAAAGATCCGTGATTACGCACAATACACAATCACCATCGGCGCTAACCCACAGGTTATGTTGCGCTGGTCTGACGATGGCGGTCATACTTGGTCGAATGAGCATTGGAAGTCTATGGGTCAGATCGGCCAGACAGGCTACCGCACAATCTGGCGTCGTCTTGGCATGACGCTCAAGCTCCGCGATAGAGTCTATGAGATCTCTGGCACTGATCCTGTGCAGATAGCGATCATGGGCGCTGAACTACACGCGAGCCCGACCAATGCCTAATCTGGCGGATAACAACACACAAATCCCCGCCGCGCGCGTTAAGATGAATGATGATTCTACGGGGTTTGTTAATCGTCCGTGGTATCGTTGGTTTTTTAACACCTACATCGCCCTCGAAGCGGGGCGGCGATACGGATCATTTTATAGCACAACTACATTTACGCCTGCCGCAATTAATACGGCTTATGCGATAACATTTAATAATACATATACTAGAGCGGATGGTTCTGATCTTACCTATGGCGTGTATATCGGAACCGTTACGTCACGCATTTATGTAGACAATACAGCCACTTACAATTTTCAGTTTTCCGCTCAGTTACATAACACCGCTGGCGGCACCAAGCGCGTCTACATCTGGCCTCGTATAAATGGAGTCGATGTGGATGATTCAGCTACAGAAGTTACTTTAACTGGCGGGTCTAACGACGCAATTGTCGCCGCATGGAATTTTGTGCTAAACCTTCAGACAGGCGATTATTTTGAGTTAATTTATTCAACGAGTAATACCAACGTCTCAATTCCTTATGTTGCCGCTTCTAGTCCTGTTCCCGCTATCCCTTCGGTCATCCTGACCGTAACAAGTTGTGTAGGTGTTTAAATGGCCGTTGTATCCCCCACAGCCAAAGCTCAGTTTATAGACGCCGCTGGCATCCCGCTTGCTGGCGGCTTTCTCTATACTTATGAGGCTGGCACAACCACGCCGCAGGCGACTTATACGGACTCAGCGGCTTCTACGGCTAACAGTAACCCTATTGTTTTAGATTCGCGAGGCGAAGCTAACATATGGCTTTCGTCTGCTAACTATAAGTTCAAACTGACCGATGCTAACGGCACTGAAATCTGGACAGTGGATAACATAGCCGCGCCTTCGACGGCGTTGTCGCCTGTGTTTTCCAGTAACGTCACGATCTCGGCTAATACTTCCGGCCCTGCACTGTTAGTTACTCAGACCGGCGCAGGCGCAGCGATCCGCGTTCAAGATTCCGCCGATCCTGACTCATCGCCATTTGTCGTCGATACGACAGGTCAAGTTGGTATTGGCACTGCAACGCCAGCTAATGCTATTGATGTGGCAGGCGGCGCTATTCAGATCTCAACATCTGGCGGCACAGCGCGCACGGTCATGTCGGCGGACTCTACGGATTCTATATTTGCTGTTAGCGACGACCGAAATTTCACAGTAAAAACAAACTCCGCAACACGACTGACGGTTAATAGCACGGCAGCAACGTCTACAGTTCCTGTTGTGCTTCCCGCTGCCCCGACGACGACGCTTCAGGCGGCAACTAAGGGCTATGTCGATGCGGCTGGCCCTGCGGGTATTATATCGGCTTTTGGCGGCACGTCTGCCCCGACGGGCTGGCTGGCTTGCGATGGTTCGGCTGTCTCTCAGACTACCTATGCAAATCTTTATGCGGCTATAGGCGCTACATGGAACACTGGCGGCGAAGGCGCAGGTAATTTTAGACTGCCAGATCTTCGCGGTATGTTTCTTCGTGGCACAGGCACTAATGCTACTGGATCATCCAGCGGTGCGGTAGGCCCGTCAGTCGGCGCATACGCGGCGGATACATATCTAAACCATAGCCATGCGATAACTGACCCAGGTCATGACCACGATACCACAATTCCTAGTGGCGGCGGCGGTTCGTCGGGCAGCGGCGCGTATACAAATGCGTCACCAACGACAACGGGATCAAGAACCACAGGCATAACCGTCAACACATCCACAACCGGCGGCACAGAAACAAAGCCAAAGAACTATGGCGTGCTATACATCATCAAGACCTAATGATCGCGCTATAGCCTTAAAGATAGGCTATGCCGCGACTGATTGGGAAGACTATATAAGTTACGAGGATTACGAGGCGATTGCGGCAGACTGGGATTTGAAATTGATCGTGAGAGATGACACGCCGATAGGAGCTATCTATTCCAAAAACGGCGAAACTCATGTATCAATATTACCACAATGGCGCAGGCGCTGGCTGACAAAAGGATTACTAAAAGAAATCTTGGCGGATATGCAATTTACAAAAGTCGCTAACGGTCACGATTTCATGTATAACATATTGGAAAGACTAGGTTTCAAGCGACAGGCTGATGGAACCGTAGCAAGAGAGAACTAATATGGGTTTTCAATCCGCCGCTAACGCTGCCGCCGGTGGCACACAACAAGCCATGATGTTTCAGGCGGCTGCGGCTCAACAGCAACAGCAAGCGCTTCGCGAAGCACAAGATAGAGCGGCAGCGGAATTAAGAGCTGGTCGTGAGCAAGGCGTGGCTGCACTAAAGGAAGGGCAGACCGGCGCGCTTGGCGCGTTGCCAGAATATTACCAACAAGGCGTAGGTTATCAACAGCCCTACATGACGGCTGGCGCTGGAGCTACAAATCAGCTTGCACAGCTCTTTGGCCCAGGCGGCGCGTATACGCAACAGCCGACGCTTGAACAGCTTCAGATGGATCCGAGCTACGCCTTTCGGCTTCAGCAAGGTCAGCAAGCGATGCTCAACGCGGCTCGCGCTGGCGGATTAGCTGGATCGGGGGGCGCATTGAAAGCGGCTACGCGATACGGTCAAGAGGCCGGAAGCCAAGAATATAGCAACGCATACAATCGTTTCATGGCTAATCGTCTTGCTGCTACGCAAGGGCTTCAGGGTCTGGCTGGTCTTGGTGCAGGCGCAGCTAATGTTGCGTCTGGTTTGGCTGGTCAGACAGGCGGAAACATCGCTAACGTCTACACAGGCACAGGCGCTAACATTGCTAACACGGCGACTGGCACGGCGGCTAATCTGGCTAACACCTACGCCAACACGGGCAACCAGCTCGCTAACGTATACGGCAATCTAGGCCAAGGACTTGGCCAAGGCGCAGCTAACATCGGTTCGATCTACGCTCAAGGCGCGATGGGGCCAACTAATCTTCTTGCGGCGCTCGCAGGCCAAGGTCTGCAAGGCGGTCTAATGGCGCTGGGTATGCGGAGATAATAATGCCGATTCAGTATCAGCCATTTCCCGAATTTCAGGTTCCTAACGTAAATCTATTGGGCGCGTATGCTCAAGGCGCTGCATTGCGCGGTCAAGAATTGCAGCAAGAAAAACTTGCGCAGCAAATGGAAGCGTCTGCTACAAAAGACGCGTTAGAGGCCAAAACTAAATTACAAGAATTAAATGATAAAATTCGCGCTCACGCTATTGCGCGTTTGCAAGCAGTTCCTGAAGGCGATCAAGAAGCGTATCTTAGGACGATTGGCGAATTTAAAGATATATTCCCTGACGAATATGAAGTGATGTCTAAGCGTAAATGGGACGCTGACACACGTCGCATGGTGCTACTGTCACCCGAACAACAATATAAGCAGACAACTAAAGATGTAATGTTGCCTAGCGGCGAGACGCAGACCATGCGTTATCCTGAATTTGGCGGCGGCGGCGCTACACCTATAAGCGGTTTAAGAAGCGCGGCTAAACCAGAGTATATGGAAGCAGGCGGCGAAGTATATCGTAAAACGGCAGGCGGTTTAGTTCCTGCGCAAATTCTTCCGCAAGAAGGTATGCCCGGCGCGCGCCAAGATCTTACTACTGATCTTATTAAGCAACGTGAAGGATTCATATCTAAGCCAGAGTATGACGTAAACGCATATCGGGCCGGATACGGCAGCGACACTGTTACGCGTCCTGACGGCAGCGTTGAAAAAGTTAAACCCGGCATGAATGTTAGCCGCGAAGACGCCGAGCGCGATCTTCAGCGCCGCATACAGACTGAGTTTGTGCCAAAAGCCGCTGCGAAAGTTGGCGAGGAAAACTGGTCGCGTTTGCCAGAGAACGCCCGCGCCGCGCTTACGTCCGTTGCGTATAACTACGGTAACATTCCTAATCGTATTGTTCCGGCGGTGCAGTCAGGCAATCCAGAAGCGATTGCCAAAGCTATTGAAAGTCTTGCTGGCGACAACAAAGGCGTAAACGCCGGGCGTCGTATGCAGGAAGCCAATATTGCGCGCGGCACTGGTCTGCCAGGATCACAAGCCGTTCCTGCTTTTGCAGCAAGCGGTTTGCCTACGTTCATGGGTGGCCCACAGATTCAACCGCCTATCAATATGATGGGCGCAGCGCCTATTAACGCTATGGCCGCACCACAACAGCCTTTGCCGCCTGTTGCTCCGGCAGAACCAATTCCTGCCCCTCAACCAATAACGGTTGGAACTAAAAAGCAAGTTGTTGGACAAACAAACGTCGAAAAGACGCTTGGGCGTATGATTAATCTCTACGATACGCTCGACAAAATGGAAGAGATTCCTAGCGAGAAACGTGATCCTCTTAAAAACATTGCCGCTTATGCGCGGGGCACAACGTTAGGTCAGGAAGTTGAAAAAGCTCGCGCGACGCCAGCGCAATCAAAACGTAATGAGATAAGATCGTTACAGCGCGCGTTGTTGAACGACATTAAAAACTCTACGGGCATGAGCGCGCAAGAGATCAATTCTAATTTTGAATTGAAGAACATGCTTGAGACGCTATCAGATCCAACGCAATCAATTGAGTCTGTCAAAGCTATTTTGGCCGACATATCAGCGCGCTATGGTCAAGGCAAAGTTGCGCTGCCTGCCGAAGCCGCTGCACCTGCGGAAGCTCCGGCAAGCCGTCCTCCTTTGTCTTCTTTCTTTAAGAGATAAAAATGTTTGACGTAGCAGGCGCAAAGGCGGCGGGATACTCGGATGCTGAAATTCAGCAATTCCTTATGTCTATGCCTGAAACAGCCGAAGCCAAGAAAGCAGGCTATTCAGACGCCGAGATATTTCAGCACTTTGGGCTAGAAGCTGCGCCACAAAAACCATCTGAAAGTTTGACTGCCGGGCGCGCGGCTGAAGTTGCAGGCGGCGCTATCGCGCCTATCGCGGCGGCGGCTGGACTCGGCGGTCTTGTTGGTGGCCCTGTTGGAGCTGTCGCAGCTCCGGCGGCGCTTGGCGTCGCTGATCTGGCGACCACGCTCTACAATATTGCTGCGCCTAAGATCGGCACGTCACAAGTCAGGACGCCATCAGACATTGCTCGTCAATATCTAACGCCGCAGTCTTTCCGTCCACGCACACAAGCAGAAGAACTTATAGCCGCAGGCGTCGAAGGTTTAGGTGGAGCGGTGTCAGGTGCAGGCGCAGCAAATGTTTTTGCTAAACGCGCAGCGCCTGGTTTAATGCGTAACGTGTTAACGACGATGGGCGAGCGCCCATTAGTTCAGGCAGGCGCGGGTGCCGGTGCAGCCGTTGCGCCTGTGCGCGCTGAACAGATGGGCATTGAAGACCCGCGCGCGCTGTTGGCGACAAGTCTTGTCGGCGGTCTGGCTGGCGCAAGAGGCGCGGCAGGATTGCAACAAACCGCTGAGTCAGCGCTGGCCGCAGGTCAACGTGGCGCGCTGCGTATGGTTGGCAAACCGCCATCAACGGAAGCTCTTGGCGAACGCGCATCGCAGTCATTTGAGAAAGCAACTTCGCTTGGCGTTCAATATGACCCACAAGCGTATCAATCATTTTCTGGCGGTTTAGAGTCTAGCCTCAAAGGTTATGATCCTGACTTTTCTAAATTTGCTGACGTAAAAGTAGCTGTTAATAAGTTAAAAGATCTTGATAGCCAGCCATTGACTATTGAGCGGCTTCATAATGCGCGTCAGATGCTTGGCGTTTTACGCGGCGATAAAGAAAAAGACGTGCGCCGCATGGCCGGTATTCTGACGGACAAGTTGGACGACTTTGTTACGAATGAGAAGAACACGAACATACCTGCGCGGATAACTGGCGCAGGTCAAGAAGCTGCCGACGCTCTTATGTCCGGCATTAAAGACTATAAGATGATGAGCAAGAGCGCAGAGATCGAACGTTTGATTGAGCGCGCTGATCTTGTTGGCGGCTCTGCCGAAAATATTGAAACGCAGTTCCGCGTTCTTGCGCGCAATCCAGCGCGCTTGCGTAAGTTTACTGAAGATGAACAAGCGATGATTAAACGCATCGCTAAAGGTCAGGAAGGTTCAAGCCTAGCAAATTTTGCTAGTATGCTATCGCCAACACGCAGTCCTGCAATGCTTGCGTCGCAAGCACTTGTTGGCGGCTACGGTTTATCCAGCGAAGATCCTTACGCCATATACGGCGCTGGCGGCGCAGCCCTAGCCGGTGCAACTGGCCGCGCAGTTCGCAACGCATTAGCTAGACGCGCCGCAGCCAATGTTGCAGCTATGACACGCGGCGCTCCGACCGCTGTTCCATTCTCTGTTGAATACGCTCCTATCGCTGCACCTATAGCGACGCAGGGCATAAATGCGATGGCACGCTGATGAATCCAACTACTGAATATCAAGTCTTCTTCGACGTGGCCGTTGGCGTGATCGGCGTCCTGGGCGGATGGGTATTGAATACCGTCTGGGGCGCTGTCAAAGACCTGCAAGCAGCGGATAAAGAACTGGCTGAGAAAGTCGGTGAGATCGAGGTGCTCGTTGCTGGTCGTTATATATCTCGCGATGAATTTAACAATGTGCTTAACCAAGTGTTCACTAAGCTCGATAACATAAGAGATCTTGTGAGCCAGAAAGCCGACCGTAGATGAAAGAGAACTACGCCCAAGCGCTGAAGCAAGTCCTAAAATACGAAGGCGGTTACGTTGACCATCCAAAAGATCCGGGTGGCCCGACAAATAAGGGGGTCACGCAAGCAGTTTATGATAATTGGCGAAAGTCACAAAACCTCCCAACGCAAAGCGTGCGCGCTATCGCTGATTCAGAAGTTGCGGCGATTTACAAGAACCTATACTGGGATCGTATTTCTGGAGATAATTTGCCCGCTGGCGTTGATTTTGCTGTGTTCGACTTTGCTGTCAACTCAGGGGTAAGTCGCGCAGCTAAAACATTACAAGCCGTTGTCGGCGTTACGCAAGACGGCGTGATCGGCCCTGCAACTATCCAAGCCACCAAGACTTATGTTGCGATGTCGGTAACTAACAAACGGCTGGCGTTCATGCAGTCTCTGTCGATCTGGTCTACGTTTGGCAAAGGATGGTCTGCGCGAATAGCTGACGTTAAAGCGCAGATCATAGCGCTTGTTAAATAGAATAGTATATATCGTCGCGGTTGCCGCTTCGATAGCTTACGGAGCCAAGCTGCTATTCATGCTCGGCATTTATTTCAGGAGGACAATGGAATGATTAAGAATTGGCGCACCACAATCCCAGGCGTTATCACTTTGATCGGCGTCCTTTTTAACGCTTGGCAGACTAAAACGCTTGATTGGTCTTCGTTGCAGGCAGCGCTCGTCGCTATTGGTCTTATCGGCGCTAAAGATTTTAACGTCACGGGCGCATGACGACCGTTATCTTAATTGGCATAGTTTTAGTCGTTCTTTACGGAGCGGCTAAGATGCTAACGGCTGAAGCCTATGAACGCGGGCGGCGTGAAGAAGTTGTGCGTCGATTAGATCTTGCAGCCAAGTTAAAAGAAAGACAGACCAATGTCGTTATGGCCCCTAAAACCGTGGACGATACTGCTACTGATCTCGACAACGGCGCTTTCTAGCTGTCAGTCAACGAGCGGCGGGTCATGCCCGCCACTCGCTCAGTATTCACTCGCCCAGCAACGCGCTGTCGCCAGTGAACTTCGGCGGCTCCGAGGAACCGAAACGGCTCAGTTTATCATCGATTACGGCAAGCTCAGGGCGGCGTGTCGGCTTTAACTCTTCTTTCTTAGCGGGTCTTAAATCCGCGCGTTTCTTGTATCCGATGTTAGCGCCAGTTGCGGCCTTCTGATTCGCATAGTCATTAGCAAACATCGCCGCGAACGCTTCATAGTTCATCGCGTCAAGGCGGCTGTCGATATGCGTCGGGCTGCTAAACGCACGGGCGTTCTTAACGCAGACCATGATAATCGCTACCTCAAAGGGGTGAATATCGCGGCCCAAACGCAGAGATGCCAGATCAGCAATAAGCTGAAAATTATCTTCAATTCCACCGTAGTCAGCCCCGCGCTCTCCGATAATTTCGCTGGCTTGTTGTAGTAGATCGTGCGGATTCATCTATTTCCCCTATTAGTTCGGCACGCTCACGCAACATCCGCAACGTCGTGTAACGCTGATGCAAACGTATAATGACCGTAGACCGCCGAGCGTTCTTGCGCTCGTCTTCCAAGAGATCCAATACCTCTTGTTCCGTGTAGTCCGTCAGGACTTCATTCAATTCACGCCAGTTCATTTAAGGCTAACTCCGCTAACGAACGCTTGTCGTGCAGACTTGCGTATATGCGCTCGTCAATAGTCTTATTACAAATCATAACGTAACACCACACTTCTTTTGTCTGGCCGCTGCGGTGCAAACGTCCGATGGTCTGTTCGTAAAGTTCAAGCGACCACGGCAGCGATAGAAAAATGATCTTGTTGCCGCCAAACTGTAAGTTCAGCCCGTGGCCTGCGCTCTTTGGATGCAGGGCCAGAAGCTCCAGTTCACCTTTGTTCCACTTGTCAACGACATTCTCGTCGTCCATAGTAGAGAGTTGTGGATATTGTCGTTTTAATTCTGCTAATTCTTCTTTATAATTGTAGACAATGATTGTGTTGGCGTGTTGGTTTTCTTCTAGCACTTCTTTTAATAGATCAAACTTATGCGAAGTTAGCCACTCCGCTCCGTTAGCGCCGTAAATGAAGCCGCCCGCGAGCTGTTGTAGTTTCTGAGTAACAACAGCCGCTGTCGGCGCTGTGATGGTCTGTCCTAACTCAAGGACAAAATCCTTTTTCATTTTATTGTATGGCGCTAGATCCATGTCGCAGCGCAACTCGACGACGTTAAGCGGCGGTAGCTTATCCTTGTATTCGCCAGCCTCTAACACATATGTCGCTGGTTTGATCGCGGTCATTACATGGTTCAGCGCGCCAGGTAGCGGCTCCCACTGTTGATACTCACGGTTAATGCAGTAAAAATACTGTTGCAGAAACGCGCCTTTGCTGCGGCCTAACAGTTTCTGGTCGATGACTTTGCATTGGCCGAACACGTCTTCAAGGCCGTTAGACGTGAACGATCCCGTCAAGCCCCAACGAATATGAAACTTGTCAAGTATTTTCAGTAAGTATTTAAAGCGTTTTCCACTAGGATTCTTTAGTCGCGTAAGCTCATCAAAAACCACACCGTCAAAACCAGTGGGATCAATGCTAGGAATATTGTCATAGTTTGTCACCACAATGTCAGCGTCGGAATCAAAAGCGGCTTTGCGTTGCGCTGGCGTCCCAACGGCTATGCTTATATCAAACTCAGGACACCACTTTTGACCCTCTTGCCACCAAACATCAGTGCAAACTCGTTTGGGTGCAAGCACTAACCATCGGCCAACATGGCCGTTCGCTAACATTTCTGTCATTGCAGTTAACGTGATCGCAGTCTTACCAGCGCCAACGGGCGCTAAGATCATGGCGCGGTCACGACAGAAGAGGAAGTCGGCTGCGTCGTGTTGATACGGTCGTAAGTCCATCGGTCAACTTGTTCCCTATTCCACAAACAAGCGTAGTTTTGTTTTAACTTTCGCATGTCTTCGGCAAATATCTTTTGCAACGCCGATAGCTTGCCGCCATCTTGTTTTAACTCTACAAACCATGTTTCGCCGTTTGGTAAACAGACAATTCTGTCAGAAACGCCACGATTGGACAGGCTGTTAAATTTAAACGCAACACCGTTAAGTGATTGAACGGACTTGACAAAGTAGCGTTCAATGTCTTTTTCAAGCATTATCTTCATCTGAAAACACTTCACAAGATTCTTCGCATCCGGCTCCTACGTCAAAATCTGGGTCGAATATAATTGAGTCATTATCCGCCCGTTTAAACGTGTGTTTTTTCTGTTCATATTCAGCAAATAAATCATCAGTTGATTTATTACCTCTAAAAAATACGCGGCGGTATCCCTCAGGTAACGGGTCGGCACTTGTATCTTTTCTAAATTCTGGGCCCTGATAAGCGTATAAAAACTCCATTTTTTTAGGAAAATCATATATTTGCGGATTTTCACTAATTAGCGTAAAATGTTTTCTAAATGATTTTTTCCAACACCATTTGCAATTTCCTTGATACCCTTTCAAATTAAGTCGAAACGGTTGACGGTTCCACCAAGTGTTAATTTTAGGTTTTGTCATTGGATGATGTGATATAAGAGGGTAAATAATTCGTCGCGTCTCAGCCAGAGTAGACATGCGATCACCTTCATCAGCGCGTATTCCGATTGCTAAGTCATAAGTCCCAAGCACCCATCCTTGCGCTTTGGCGTATGCTTCAATAGGTTTTTGTTTTAAATTTCGCGTGCAATCCTTAAATTTTGAATTTGGGATACCGTATTTTATTATAGCGTCTTCAAAAGGTTCGCCGCGCCGCGCTGCT